AGTTCCAACTTGTGGTTGGATATATTGCACCAAGAATCCCGTATCTTGCATGATTGATCCTGTTCCAGAACCCGCGCCTGTGTCAAGTACAGAGACGCTATCATCACGATACAACCTGCCTCCATTAAGAACAACATCTGTTGATCCAGTATTCTGAATCTTCAGAGGGACAACCGATGCGTTAATCCTGTAATTCATTTGGTCAACTGGCGTAATAGCACCATAGAAATTAGCGATACCTTGCGGCGTAGTAATCAGGTAGGAATAATAATTGTAGATTGCTTGTGCGCTAATTTCGTATGGAGCAACTTGATCGTCCAAATCGATCTGAATGTTGCTATAGTCTGGAGTCAGAGTGATTCCCGTAATTGTGCTTCCGTCGATATTGTTTGCGTTGTAGATCGCGTCTGGTTGCTGGTCAGCGCGGAATGATGCTCCAGAAGCAGTAGCTACGCCGACAGTCTCAAATGGCAGCAGTGCATTAGCTCCAGCTTGGCAAGTGATGCGGAGACGGATCGTGTCGCTTGGAACTGCTTCGGCTGTGGCGTATGTGCCGCTGGCGTTAACTTTCGTTCCAGCCGTTCCGCTGACCACCAAGTTCTCGATCTCAATGTCTTGGGTTACATTAAAAAGTTGAAGCGTTGATCCAGCTTCGACGTTGCTAACTTCCCATGGGTAAACAGTGGTCGCACCAAATGTTCCAACCACTTCTGCTCCATTGAGCAAAGTAAAGGTTCCGCTGCCAGTAATGTTGCCGACAAATTGAGCAGACTTGATTGTGATGGTCGTGCCATCGAATGCAAATACCTCTGCGGCAGAAGCGTCGATTGTTACATTGTATGCGCCAGCATTGATTGTCGTTCCTTCGCGGGAGACGATGGTAGCCGTTTCGCCAGCGTAGTTATCAACGAGGTATGCTTTCGCTCGGTTGTAAAAAGCCTGCGGTGTATTGATCTCGGAATATCCATCTGCCGTAGCGCGGTCTGCCGTGATGAGTGCGTCATCGGCCAAAACAACGTCATGCACTAGTGGCGAACCATCAATCCTGTCCTCTATTTTGAAAGTGCGAGATGTTGGCAATCTGTCGTATGAAATGAACCCGCGAATGTAGTTGTTGGTGACGGTGAAAAAAGTGCCTGTAGTTTGTGGGTCACCATTTACATCGTAGGTAATAACGCCTGTTGTGGAGGTAGCATTATGCTCGTATTTATACTGTAGCAATTCTTCATCCACTCCGCTTGTTAGTCCATCAATAATGATGTCATTATTGTCTGTGTTTTGCAGATAGCACTTAACTTCTGTGGCACTTAAAGTCGTAGCATCTAGGGGTGCTGATTGGTAGGTTCTTAAAAACTGCAAGTTACCACGCTGGGAGTTTGCTGTATCCTCTGCCCTCAATAACCGACCCTTTGCGTCTATGACTTGGATAATAATATTATAGTCAGTTAGTTGGGTTCCACCAGCGAATAACGAAACATTGTCAGCTTTTAGCTTTCTGAATATTGTTGTCTTGTTACGAAACAGGTTTACGGAAGTGTAAACTATTAGATGCCGACTACTTAATGGATTAGGATAACCCCTGTCTTTAAGTGTTAAATCATTAATGGTTAACGATGGACGCATAATCTCAAAAGCACCCCCATTTCCATTCTGGTCAACTATGAATGAGTTAAATGTGCCACTATAATAATGGTTTGCCCTAGCTTCACTTGTGCCTCCATTATTTCGGATGAAGTAGCATGGTGAACCGTCTTCACTAAAATCAAAAGTTGGATTTGTTCCCGTAGGAACATCAAAGTCAGATAATCCTCGATTATTCCCACTTGCCCCATGATCAATTATAAACTTGCATCCTCTGAAGACAGGGGCAGTTGAGCTATTTGCGATAAATCGTTTGTTTTGGGGTTCAGAGGCCGCAGATGTTTCTTCCAAAAATTTACAATTCGTAAAGGTGGTTGTGCATCCAGTATCAAATTTTAATAAGCCTCCGCTTTTTTGAACAAAAGTTGCGTATTCCAAATCGTCTATTCCGCTACCTACGGAGACTTCCGCAGTCACCTCATACTCAAACGCATTCACTTTGGTGATCCCTGTTAATGTTTCTATTCCAGCCATTGTATAATCCTTTATAGAACGTAGTTGCGGGTTACATTGGCTATATCGCCAGACCCATTGTATGAAATTGTTTTTGTTAGAGATACCCCAGCGTTTTGCTCATCGCTAGTCACGATTTGGGTAAGGTTTCCGCTACCATCATAAGTGAATGTGCGGGAAAATAGGTGAGTTGTTTGGAGGTTATCGTCGTAGACTTGAATGTCCGTAATGTCTCCGCTGCCAGAATAATTTACTTCATGGTAATAATTCTCAAAAGCTGTCGAGAACATTGCATCCAAATCCACTGAGACACCAACAGGGCCGCCACCACCACCAGTTAATTCATAAATCTCTCCCGTTCCTGGATGGCGTGAAAAAATCTTTGCGTCTGCATGATTTATGCAAATCTCTCCCAACTGTAAATCGTTGATCGTTGGGGATTTACCACTTTGGGTGGATTTTTTCGGGATGAGTGTAGGATTTGCCATCTTATAGAAGAGGGTTGCCCCTAGGGGGATGAACCCCCTAGAGGACTTTTATATTACATTAGTAAGCTCCGCCGTCAATGGTAGTTTCCAGAGCGGTGACGCGAACGTCAAGGCCGGATTCAATGCCGATTGCACGGGTTGCTTCTGCGGAGATAAGTCCAGCATTAACTGCTTCTGCGGCAAGTGCGCGAGCCTCCTCTGCATCAACGTCAGCAACACGATCAAGGATCTCTTGGTCGATCTTGCTATCGAGTACGCCTTCTGCGGCAAGTGCGCGAGCCTCTTCTGCATCAATGTCAGCGGTTGCGCCTGTTGCCAAGCTTGTGATCGCACCATTGATGGTCGAGTCGGCTGCTTGGAATGCAGCAACGATTTCCGTCAAGGAATCGAGAGCGGCTCCGTCTACGTTGGAAAGAACATTATCAATGCGGGAACCGAGAGCAACTTCTGCTGTTGTGGCGCGATTGACTTCATCAGTTAAATTTAACTGGACTGCTGTTGCGGCAGCATCAGTGTATACCTTGGTAGCAAAAGTGCCTTCGCCTGCAATTGGTAGTGCAGTTCCGTTTTCTTGTCCGATGTACAAACTCTTGCCCACCAAATCCATTGCCAACTCACCTGAAGACAAAACTCCACTTGCTGGAGCGGAAGAACCACGTTTGATACGAATAATTGGATTAGCCATAATATTTTATTGTTTTTTTGTTTTTGTTTTTGTTTTTGTTTTTGTTTTTCTGTTTAATTAGAAATTTTAATTTACACGGAACTATATTCTCCTGCGTCGATTTCGGCTACATTAGTCAATTCTCCACTTTGGACTTGAGCTATTTCATTTCCATTTGGCAATGATCCATCCTCCCCAATTACAAGCGAAGAACTTGGGCCTACCTCCAACATTCCAGTGAAAGGATTGAATTTAACTGCCATATTAAGCTAGACTTACCAGCACTAAATTTGCATCATTTGAAGTTGGTGGTTGAATTGAATATGTTAGATTTAATGTTGCAACAACAACCGATGCTTTTTTATACACTACAGTTGCAATATTGTTTGTTGATCCGTAATATGTTAATTCAAGCTCATCGTATTCTGGGATTTGAAATCCTTGAATAGAATTTGCGATATTAGAAACACCATCAAGAACCAAGTGACGGAATTTTGCTGTGTCGAGGATTGAAGGAATATCGTCCATATGTTTTATTATTAAATTGATTAGGTGGTAGAGTCAAGATTAACTCTACCACCGATATCAATCTACTATTAAACGCAAGGTGCTGGATTCACATCATCTTGGCAACGCTTGTAGACAATTGCCACAACATTCTGTGGACGAATTGGTTGGATAGCGCGTTGGATTTGATAGATGTGCTGTCCAAAGTCACCATACAAGTTACAATCGTTGTCCCTGAAGTATGTCCACTCCAGTTCACCCATAGCGAGTTGGGGAGCGAAACGGAATGTTCCTTCACCAACATAGCTTTCGGGGACGAGACGCTTAAAGGCGTTTCCAGCGATAACAAACATGACTTCGTAATCGGCAGCCACCCATGCTGGGTTACGGCGTTGAGCGAAACCATTCGTTACGGCAGTCGAGACGATTGGGTTAACAAGGGTAAGAACACCAGCGACATTCGCGGTAGCGCGAAGTGGTTGTTGATCGATACCGAATGCGAAACCACGATAACCTTGGAAGGAGTAACCAGAAATGGCAGTCTCACCAAGTTTGAACGAACCAGTCGTAAGACCGATCAGATCTTCCTTAACGTCCGCATCGTTGCGGAAATTCTCGATCTGGTCAGCAGAAGCGATAACTTGGAAGAATTCACCCTCAGAGGTAGCGAATGGCTCAGCAAGCATCTCTTCACGCAGGAACGTGCCGAGTTTGTAAAGAGTCTTGAAGTTCATAGGAGCATCAGGAACCTTGTTAGCAAACAGGGTATTAATCTGCTGCATATCACCAGTCAGGTTAGCAGAGAAGGTAGCAGTGGAATCCACTACATACTTAATGCCAGACTGAACCAAATACTGGTAACGAATATCAGCGTTGATCAACTGAAGAATCGTCTTTTCGAGCGAAACTTGAGCTTGGAGGTAAGAACCTTTGAATGCTGTCCGAGCTTGCTTTACACAAACGCGTGGGCCTGCACCACGAAGGGTCTGGAGTTGGAACTGATACTCAGTTGAACCAACAACGTCAGGCGTTGCTCCAACACCGCAGAGGGTGGTGTCGTTAACGAAGGTAGGAGCCGCGAGCGAAGCGGCAGGAACTGCCATTTCCTCGACAACGCTACGAACAACGTCAGAGACGTTAGGAAGCGTTCCACCATCGATGGAGTTGATATAAGGACTTTTACGAGCGAGAACCCGTCCGATTTGTCCGATGATACGATTCACGTCCTTAGACGCAAAATCCTGAATTGCTGCTAGTGAGATACATTCTTGAGCCATAATTTTAGTTTTTTAATTGATTGTTTGTTTTGGGTTTGTTCTGCTTGAACTCCCGAAGAAAAATTCTACGGGCAACATTCAAGACGAAAAGATCCGCTATCGGTTCTTAACGATTTGTTTCTTGGTTTTGTTGCCCCGGCACGTTGGGCGTTGTTCGGCCTGATTGTGGATTCTTTGACTTCCACAGAGTCACCAGAATAACGAATCTGGCACGTCGAGTTATTTTTCTTTTACATTATTACAAAAACATTGTCAAATTATATTTAAAATATTTTTTAGGTACTGAGATTTCGGAATATTATTCTCTAGTTTTGCGTGAATTAAATTCGCTTCGATTTTATCCAGTTTCCCAGATTCGTTAAAAATAGCATCCTCGTTTTTTAACACTCCACCCACATGAAGATCATTGGAAAGCATTGTGTTTATGACGTGAGCGCACATTTCTTTAGTTGTATGGAAAATATAAGATGGTTGCCCAGACAAAAGAAGTAATGAACCAGTCTTCTCAACCTCTTCAGCAAGTTGCGGAGTGAATGAAATATTAGCAACATCATAATCACTCATCCATCCACCACCAGCGGCATGAAGCGCACACCAGCGTGAAAAACGAGCGCAAATGAAAGCAAAATTATTCTGCAACTCGTTGGGGAGAATTGGAGCGAGTCTTGTTAATTTCGTCATTAGCTTCAGGTGGAGCGGACTCCCCTGCGCGTGTGAGCGATTTAACATCACTGGTTCCCATCCTTGTGCTTCCCATGTCGATTTCCATATGTTCGCACAGGCAAATTGTTCACTCTGTGGGTGCAGTTGTACACTCTCGTAGTATCCGTAGATTTTTGGTTTCATTAGTATGCCTTAATTCCTACATTAAAGACTGGAACACCCAAATCAATGTGAGGTTGATGCCCTGCTTCAAGTGCCTTTTTGCAGAATGAAATATCGTCAGGGTAAAATGCTCCATGCAGGATATCAGGGAACTTTTTCTTGATGTCTTGCAACACCCTACGATGGATAAGCAAGCATCCACTACCAACCCAGTCAACTGGTTCCACGGAATCCGTGCAGACTCTTGCTTTTTTGCCCAAATCGGTCTTGGAGCAGTCGATTGATGCATCATCCAAGTTAGCGAAGTACGCTGCACCAACAAGTGACTTCCCTGCACCAATTAGACGATGCACAATGTGCTTCTGTAGGTGCGAATCGTGGATATTTCGAGCAGCACCAATCGTCGCTTTAGCCCATTGTGGTCTTCCAATGGATGGAATGATGTTATTGTCCAACAACAACAACCATTTTGCGTCTGTAGCTAAGAATTTCTCCGCAAGGTCATTCCGTGACTTGTAAAAGTTTTTTTCGTCGCTAGAAACGTCAAATCGGATTTTATCGCGTCCAAAATCAAGCGCAATGTTGATCAAAGCGAGCGCAGTGATCGGATTTGTGGCTTTATTAGCCGAAAAACCAACGAAAATGTCCCTTCCTGCGAATTCTGCACGATACGATGGCAACCCTTCATTCGTTCGGGATTCTACAATATTTGACTGTAGAGTATCGTTAAATTGTACTTTTTCGGTAACTTCTTCGATAATTGGTTGTTTGATTTCCTCTGGAGTTGGTAATTCCATCTTTTCCAGCACCTTTGGAACTGGTTTACGTCTGCGTTTAGGTTTTCGGTCTAATTTGATCATAGGTTCGTCGAGATGTGAAAAATCTCTTGGTTGTTTATTTATTTCTGGTTGCTGTTGTGGTTGTTGACGCTGAACTTGTCCTTGTCTAGCAAATGGATCGAAAGAATCCAATGCGTTCATAGTTATCTTCTCATCAGGAGTAACTTTTGGTTCCATAGATATAATGTGGCTTTAACTATATTAAGTTATATATGATTTTGTGTATAACTGTATAACTTTAGTATACTTTAACCACCTAGTGCTTCATCGAGGCCAATATCAATGGCATCCATTGAATTCATTTTCAATCTGTCATTGAGGCTGGATTTGATGCTATGCTGACCCGTGATGGTTTGCTTGGGCATTTTCCCAGCACCTTTTAGGTTGTTGTTCTCTTCGCGCAGGGACTTTAGTTCTGCCATGTATTTAGACTTGCCTTCTTGCTCAACCCGTAGTTGCTCAGTTAGGACGTGAGAGAACACTGCTGCTGCCGCTACGTTAGCCCGTTCTTGAGCGTTGGTGGGCCACAGAGCAGAGTTAAACTTCTCAGCAAGGGATTGCACCTGCGCGTTGTGCCGCTGCACCTGCTGTAGCTTTTCTGGGGTTGCATCTTTGGGTGCTTCTGCAAACCTTGCCCACGGCAACTCTTTTGTAATCGAATCGATGTGTTGATCGATCTGCTCAACCTCCTTGTGATACCACTGCCCTTTTTCTTGCTCGCGCTGTTCAAGAATCTGATCTGCATTTTGTGCGGCATTTTCTATCTCTTGCTCTTGCTTCTCTTTGAGATCAACAACGTCAACAAGGCTACGTTTCAAACGCTCAGAATCAGTTAGCGGCAACTTGTCAATTGCGTTATTCCTCCACCAACTCTGATCGACGGCATCAGGCCCACCCGCTTTTTCAATAGATTTAATGACATCTTCACTCGCTCCGTTTTTGCGAAGGATGCTATAGATGTTTTCTTTGGCAGACTGAATTGGTTGGTTGTATTTCGACTGAAACTCTGGATCATTCTTAATGTCGAAGATTGCACGGAATTTCTTCAATTCATCGTAGTCATCAGGTGCTTTAAACTCCTGCTGACGTGATTCCATCTCCACAACACGTTGCCGCAGTTGCTCTGCTTCCTCCGCTTGCTTTTTGTAGGTAGATGCTGTCTCTTGAAGTTTTCTCCAGTTGGAGCGATTAACCTCCGAAAGATTGCGAGGTTGTTCGATTGAAGCAATCTCTGGATCCAGTTCGACCTCTGGAGTTACAGGTGCTTCTGGAGTTTCGGTTGGTTCCGTGGACTCAGTAACCTCTTGCGTTTCCTTAATCGGCTCAATTTCCTCAGTTTCAGTTGATTCAGGTTCCTCTGCGAACACTGGCTCAACTCCGCTCAATGCTGCATCTAGCAATGCATCAATTTGCGATTCCGTTGATTCATCGATTGGATCTGCGTCCAATGATGGGTTTCCGTATCCAGTAACACTGGATTCTGCTTTTTCGTTTTCGTTTTCCATAGATTTATTTGTTTATGTTAATTTACTTCATCGACTTTTCACCACGGCACTTCCATTTTTTCCGTCACATGGACGTAAAATTTCCTGCGCTTGGATCAGCGTTATCATCGGATGAATTTACGCAATCTTCGATTTCTCGCAATGCCATTTCAAAACCTTGCTTCAACATGGCTTGCATTGCAACTCCTTCGACGGAACATTCCGTTATGAAGGGAATTCGACTACGCAAATATAAACGCAATCGATTCCCTGTTTTCTTATCGTAGTCACGAAGACGTGATGCGTCAGATTCTTCCCATTTCATATTTATTTATTAATATATTTTATTCCATCATCGACTTAACTTTAGATTTAACTTTGCGGTAAACCTTTTTGCCAGCGGCAACGAGTTCCTCTGGGGAAACGATGCCTTGGTCGCTCATGCCCTGTTTTTTAATGCGATCATAATTTGCTTTTTCTTTTGAGGCATATTCTGCTTTCTTTTCCATTTCCATTTCGGATTCGGAAAGAAGATCTTCAACTTCGGCTTCTTTGTCTTTTGGAGTTGGAAGAGGTTCAACTTTTTTCATAAGTTTAACGTCTTTTTCTTTTACTGCGGACGATGGATCCATTTTTGCTTTGGAAGCAAGTTCGCTAATCATTTTGGCTCGGTCTGGCATAATATTATCCTGCGGTTACTGGTTTAGGTGGTGCAGCAACTTGGTTGACTGCGTTATTTTGTGAGGGGTTTTGTGTTCCAACGGCTTCTCCCATTGCGGTAGCCTGTGCAGTAGATGGCCTACGTCCACCTCCTCCACCTCCACCACCTGCTGCTGCTGGAAATAAATCTCCCTCTGAAATTGGTGCTTGTCCTGCTGTCAGGTAATTAATCGCTTCAGAAACTGCCTTTTTGTATTCGGCAATCTGCTTTTTGTCTGCACCCTTCGCTTCAGCGTTCTGGACGTGTGCGATAAAGTGCTGCACTGCCGATTGTAGGGGTTTAACCATCTCTGGAGGCATCGACCCTGCTGGAGCGGAAGAAATGAGCGGAAATAGTTTCTCCATGATTGTCTGGATGTGCATGATATCATTGTCCCGTGGAGACACTGGAATGTCCTCACCAGAGATAATGCTCTGAAGTTCGATAATTTGCTGACGAGTTGCCTCGATTGCCACTGCTTCAACCTGATCTTTCGGAAGGATGACTTGGTTGGCAATAGATTCACCCACTTTGCGTGACCAATCGAGCTTCATCAACTCATCTTGGTTGATTTGTGGGTTGCCAGTGTACCTTTGGATCAGAAGATCAAGAATTGCAGCGTCCTGACCCTCGGTTTGTGGCAGAAGTTCCTCTGCTGGAGAGAATGCCATCAACAAAATGTCGCTAGGAGGTAAATTGCGCTCCAACATGGACAAAACGCAAGAAACTGCCTCCTCATCGAGATGCCGTGGGATCTCAAATGGCACTAGGAACGATGGAATCTCGGATTGTGCCTGCTCAAAAGCCTCTACAACCTCTTTTTTGGCCCACATTGCGTTTTGATTCTGAAGACGAGCAAAATCCATCTGTGTTTTTAATTCACTTGCGGCTTTAACGTGTTCAGGGTGACAGATTCCACGTTGCATACGCTCAACTGCCTTGGAATATTGTTTAACCCAGCGCATTAAGATGCCTTCGCGGATCTGGTTTTCAACAGCAGCAATGCGATTAACCTCGGATGCGGTCTTATCTCCACCCGTGATGTTCATAACACTGCTTGGAAGGAAGGTTCCCATCTGAATCTCGGCCAATCCACTCATGAATTGATCGAGTTTAATGAAATCTTCAACGTCAGCGGGGATTGCAGACTGAACTACGTCATATCCTTCAGCCACATATGCTACGGGATGCATTACTTGAAGTGGTGGTATGCCAGTTTTAGCCGTTGGGCCTTTTTTCAGTAATAGCATCCCGCGCAAATATGAGTTATCGACAATGAGATTTCTCGCTTTTTCGATAGCAATATGCGTGTTGTAAAGATCACGTCCTGCACCACGGGAGGACATCAATGCACCAGAACCAATCTCGATAGAGAATAGCGCGATTGTATCCGACATTCTATTGTATCGATCCAACTGTGTGCAGATTTCGTCTCCGCTTTTGTCATCGAACAAATAACGGCTAATCTTACCCGTGGGTTCTTTGATCAGCAACTCACCTAGCTCAACGTATTTTGCATCGTTTTCATAAGATGCACCATAAGATCCTTCTCTCGTCCAGTCCTCATAGCGTCGAGCATCATCATCAGAATCCAATGTACGTCCCGCTGGTGTTGCGTTGTTGATTGCTTTTACCAAGTTGTTAATATGCCAACCTGCAAGTGCTGAAAGTCTTGGTTGCTCCAGAACTGGAAGCAATTCAGCGATCTGGTATCGACGCTTCCTTGCCCAAATCGGTGTTGAATCCGCTTCTTGCGGAGTTTCAATTGAGAAAAACGTGTAATCTTGACGAAGGAACTCTGGTTTCCAATCACGAACGTCATCCCAGCAAACCGCACAAAAACCAAAGGTCGTATTCTCATGTGTAACTTGTGCAACCAGATCATCATGCCCTTTCCAACCCCTGATGCATTTTGTGATCTCTTCGCGGAATACTTTAGTCTTATGTTCTTCGCTCACTCCCTCTAGTGGATATTTGGAATAGGTAAGTGTAGGTGACTGCTCAATTACTTGTTTAAATGGTGGTTGTAATCGGCTAACCATCGTAGACAGAAACCCAGTTGGACGATTGCTGCGCCAATTCTGACCCATACTTTCCAGTTTTTTCGCACTATACGGAGGTTCATTATTTAACTTCTTCTGAATCAATTGGTTTTTGCGGTTTCTCTCAGTATTCTGTTGCTTGAGTCTGCGATATGCAGAATGCGCTTGCTGGCAGTCTTTAAACGTCCGCTTAACCTGCAACGTGTCAGGATTAACAACGTCACCCGTAGCGTTATCATCAACAATCTCCAGTTCGGAAACACGTTGCTTGTCCGATGGTTTCATAATCCGCGCAGCTTTCGATGCGTAGACGTTTGTGACTTCTGCTGGAATTGGTTTGGTTGTATCTGCCATATTATTTGAGATTTAGCCAGCAATCTACTGGCAAATTGTCTGAGGGGGAAATGCTGTCTCTGGACATGAAAACTGCGGACTTGTTGTCGTGACGTAGCAACAAGCAACCCCCCAGTGCCTTGGATGTCTTGGTTTCTTTAGCTTGTCTAATGCTTGCACTTAACCTTTCCGTTGCTTTCACGCAAGCACCACAACCGCTCTTCCATTGCACGTTCTGTTTGCAAGCAAGACAGATTTTTGCGCGTTGCTCTGCCAGTTCACTGGATATAAGTGCTACTTCTTTTGTAGAATTGATAACATTCTTAGCCCAGATCGTAATGTCGTTTAGCAACTCCGTCTTCTGACTAGGAGTATTCACGGATGTTACAACAACCATGTCTACACCATGACAGAAATTAGGATTCTTGCTACAGATGTACGAATTGACATCACCCTCCACGTCACCAACTGGCAGATGGTTTTCGGCACGGAAATTCGTGACAACCTGAAGAAGATTGTCATAGCTATGACCAGTGAGTTTTGCATCACCATCGTAGTAATGCCAACCCCCCGGTGGAATCATTCCAATTATCGGTTTTGCCATGAATTTTTGAGTTTTACGTCAGTTTTTTAATGTTTGCAAGCAAATTCTTACTTATTTATCAAATTAATTGCTGAAATCAACAAATTCATAGCTTTCAATTCCACTATGTTTTTTCTGGAAAACAAACTTTTCTGGTTTGGGATCCGTCATCGTAGCAACAACTCCACCCCGTTGTCTCATAAGATAGACCAGCAGGGACAGGGAATCGAGTGCGTCAGGACTATTTTGACGAGTCCGTTTAACGAAGTCTCCTTTGCTCTCGACTCTCACAAGTCCCTGTCCCTGCTGTTTATACCTGCGCGAAGTCGCTTGTCGAACCAACTCCTCGGTACGGAAGCTCGGTGAGATTTTCAGATACTCAAACTCTAGGTACTTAGCAAGTCCGAAAATCAACTCTGTAACAACTCCAGAGTACAATTCGTTTGCGCGTTGCGTGTCATCTCCAAGGATGTGAGTTTCGGAACTAGCCCACGAATAGTTTACTCCCATCACTTCGCTTCCGTATAGTGACCTCAGTGCATCGTGGATTCCTGCTCCGTTTCCAGTTCGGTCAACACATAGCCAGTTCGCTCCAATCCTCATTTCCTTTGCAAAGCGAATTATTTCTGCGGTCTGTTCCAATGTTGCTAGTTTTGGAAATTGCATTTGTGAATCTAGTTGCAAACACGTTTTGGGCTTTTTGAATTCACGGAATTGTCCATCCCTCGGAGTCCATCCATCGCAGAGTCCGTATCGTCCGAACGAACACACAACCTGATCTCGGCCTTCCAATGCCAAATCGAACGCTGCTAGTGGCACTACAGGCCCAATAAACCGCAAGCTACCCATTGAGTTGTCCATCATGGCAGGTGTGATGATTGCCATCGAGATGCCCTCCTGTGGGAAGAATCCACGGGCCATTGTGTAATATTCGGCAGTGCGTCCCTTGGACTCGTATGCCATGTAGCCCTCGTAGGATTGGAAGCCGGGGAACACAATCTCCTTCTCCAGCACGTTCTCGCACCTCGCTGCATCTAGCCTCAAGATATGCCACCCCTCCCTGCTATCCCACTCGAAATCTTCCTCACAATCTACACTCTGCCAACCCCGCGCAGGTTCGCACCTCTTGCCAAACTCGCTATTCCTATCCTTGGGGTTCGATGCTCCGAAAATTTTGATGCGTCCCTTGGAATCTTTTGTATCCGCAGCAGACAGGATGTTTTGCAGACCTTCCCACACACCAGCGGGAACCTCCTCTGCTTCGTCTAGGACAACGTGTGTCCTACTCATCTGACCCCACTTGGGATCTGGCTTTTGTCTTGGGGAAGGGTGGAATCCGCGCAAAGTACCAGTTCCGCTATCACCTTTTGGAACGGCAACTAGGTGGATGCCATTCTTGTCATCGTCATTGGCTTGAATTGACTTTACCAAGTCCTCGCTACCTTCGTACTCTGGTCTAACCAACGCAGTCCTGTAGAAGTTTTTGATTGCTGCGAATACGTTTCTCTGCGCGTGTGCCTCAGTAAGCGAAACTACTTTAATACAAGTGTATTCTGGATCTCGCATCCAATCCAACAGGAACCACGCAGCGGCATTGAACGTCTTGCCCATTGCACCTGCACCTTGAACTAGCAATTTGTCATTTTCAAACAAGCACCTCCAAGTATCCGCTGCACTCTGTGGCCTCCAGTCGTACACTCCACTACCCCACAAGATTGTTGCTGCCGCTTCAAACTGATCGTGCTTCAACAAGTGCTGGACGAAGTTTAACACAGTCTGCCTAGCCACCTTTTCATCCAGTGTAACCTGCTTTTTCTGCGAATTCGTCAGATTTGTCAGTATGAATTGAGCAGCATAGATGACTCCATTGATATCATCCTTCTCCGCTTCCGCTCGCACCCTTGTAGCAATGTTAATTGCCTGTAAAACTGACGGAGGTTTATTCATTCACTTTCCATCCGTACATCAGATTGAACCAAGCGAACTCCTTCTCTCCAGCCTTCTTGCTGCTTCTGAATACTTTAGCAAATCTATTCACAAACCACTTCTTATACTCACTAAACTCTTCCATGCTCCAGCTTTTTTGGGTGTACCAATCCTCTTGGTTGGTGAATTCTTTGTCGAATCCTTCAAACCCCACTCGCTTGAACATCTCGTCCAACGCTTCCATCATAAATGTATCAACTTTGCTCATATATTAATCCCAGTATAGTTGTGTTCCTGTTAGCTTTCCGCTCATCATTCTCTCCAAGACTGGCTCAACGTCCCACGGGTACAATCCCTTCTCATAGCAGGTTTGCATCCCAAAGTATTCATTGAACTTGTCTGCATCTATTCCGCTATTTTTCAACGCTTTATCTAGCACATCAAACTCAATATGCTCAATTGGGTTCTCAGTAATCACAATGCCAAGTTGATCTAGCCTGTTGTATTTCATTCCTCATCCTCCTCGTCTTCATCATCATCTTCATCCTCGTCACACATGGAATTCTCAATCAATTCGTGGATCTTGACTTGCAGGATGCCAATCATGCTGGCAAGCGGCAAATCAAACTCCGCTATGTAGGTATCAATCAGTTTATCGATTTTATTTTGTAGTTCCGTTATCTGGTCTGAGTCTTTCATGTTCCTCCTTTAGTTGGTGAATTTTACCATCTTTACTCCAAATCCTCACGTTTCCTAACTCCTCAAACTGGAAGTCCCACTCCCCTTTTGATATGCGTCCACACATATAGTCCTCGTTGGATTTCCGCTGCGCTTCTTCTCTTGTCATGTCCAATGATCTAATGGACATCTCTCCGTGTCCATAACTAGTTTAATTTCCATGTTGCATCCGCAAACACCACACTTCCCAACCCCAGCAAATGCCGTGGGATCGTAGTGAACGCACTGGCTACAGATCATCAACCGCTCCTCGATCTGCTCCTTGTTCCTTATGGGCATACCTGCACGAACGAATGCCGCTGCACTCTTCACGAAGCTAACCGCTTTCTGCGCTAGATTTGGCTCGTTCATTTCATTCCAAAAATACTCTTCAGTGCATCTACACTAGCACTGCTGCTATGATATGGTCTTGGTTCCTCTTCCCCTTCCTCTTCCCCATCGTGCATTGCAACATCCCAAGTCGTATCGAACAACTTCCGCAGTCCCTTCGCAGACATGGTTACGTTCCCACGTCCGTTGAACGATGGGTTCTTGTTGCTGTACACCTTCCAGAGTTCTTCCTTTGTCATACGTTAATCAGTGCAATGTTGAATTCCGCTGCAAGCATGGTAGTTGATTCATCCGTGGGATATGTCTCACGATAGACTATGCGCTTAATGCCGTAAGATGCAAGCGATTTCAGGCAGTTATTACATGGCAATGTTGTTGATGCCAGCAGATAGCACTCCAGTGGCTTAACATGACGCAAGGCATTCTGCTCTGCATGGACAACGTAATTCCTACGTTTGTCCCTGCAACTCCAGTCTTCCTCCATATGCGGTGGGAATCCGTTGTAACCACACGCTGCAACAGTGTTGTCATGCCTCAACAGCACAGCACCAACCTGCCTCCAAGGGTCTTTGGATTTCTTGGCAACCACTTCAGCTATCGACAATGCGTATTCGTCCCAGTTCATGATTTATGTACTTCTCCCATATGATCTTCCAGCCAGTAAACCGCTTGTCCAGAATCCCTAACGTCATCAGGAAAGATGCACTCGTCGCTAATGATTCCGTTTAATTGTAGTGCGTTCATCACTTTGGTTGCGTTGAGTCTCTTGTATTGAATGTAATGCTCCAGTGTGTTCACTCGTCGAACCCTTTCATCCCGTCATATACAACATACAGTATAATGGCTGTTAATACGATATAGCCGATAATNTATCCCATATATGACACCTTATTGGCAGGA